AAAAATGTACTACGCAAAAATTGAAAATAACACTTTTTTAAGAAGAGTAAATGTAGCAGACGAAGCTCCGGGTGTGGTTTTTGTAACAGATCCTACGGCCGAAGAATTAGCACCGTACAATGTTGTAATTGTTAATGATGCTCAAACTATACCAGAATTTGATCCAGCTACACAAGGATTAGTTGACACAGATCCTACTTTAAGTGACGATGGTAAATGGTACGCTAACTACCAAGTAGTTACACTTCCAGTAGAACCTACTCCTGAATAGTTGTGCAGGCAAGATATAGACAAGATTATCCTGGTGAATTTGTTATCACTGAATCCAAGTGGTCCGGTGGGAAGAAGCAAGAAAATCGAGAATGGATAGCCAATCCAATTGTTAATCAACATATATCAGGCAGAGCAGCCTGTATAGGCAGTTTATTTGATTTAGATCAATTTGATCCCAGACATTTAGAAGCACATCGCGGTGGATTATTAGGGTCTAAAAAACTTCAAACATATGGCACTGCCGCTGTAGCAAAACACATGCGTCTTGATTTTGCTGTAGAATTAGACTACACAAATATTGAATCATTGTTAGCCACAGACTACGCAAAACAAAATGTAATATATACAACTCCGCGTAACTGTTTACGTAATCCAGGCGAATTTTATCTAATACCACAAAACCCTCATTTTTGTACAGAAGTTTTGCCGATTTATCTTGCGGCTTTTGATGGACATTCTGAAATTTATATGTTAGGTTATAATAAAGACACACCCGCGGGTAAATTAAATTGGATTGACGAAGTAACACTTTTAATAAAAGCCTATTCTGGAATATTGTTTGTTATGGTAGGGAATCAACATAACATGCCAGATGCTTGGATGTCATGCCCTAACACTAAAAATTTAACTTATAGAGAATTTGTCACTCACTGTGACGTATAAAGTTGGTTTTGTATTATAGAAATTTTACTTTGTACCGCTTCAAAATTTACAGTACTCCATAATCCCGGATGTAGTGGTTTAGGCCAAACGCCAGAATTTATCCAAGCCCACCCAATATGTTCTTCATTTAGTACAGGTTGGAATTCATTGGCTACACTACAAAAAAATGTATGGTAAGCAAAGCCATTATCGCTACTGGTAAACTTTTCTAATGGCACTAGTTTAATATATTCTGGCATTGAGCCTAATTCTTCTGTGCATTCTCTAATCAAAGCAGCCATCATGGTTTCTCCTGTTTCCATTTTGCCGCCGGCTAAACCCCAACATTGAGGATTTTTTGTGTCATTACGCATTAAGTAAAGATATCTTTGGGTACTAACGGAATAGAACCAAACTCCTACAGCATTTACAGTTGTTATATTATTAGAGACCATTGCCCGCCGGGATATAATCCTTGATATGACTTAACCCAACCGTATCCGGTCCACTTGTACTGTATTTCTGTTGTAATATTTGTAACATATTGCGTATTTACTGGGCTTGATGCGCTGTCAAAAGAAATTAACCAACGAGTACCATCGTATGTAATAATATCATTTGTACGTGCTACTAATACTTGTCCATCTACTCCTGCCCAAGCCGGAGCATAACCATTATCACTGCCAGTAGATTCAGTTAGCAAATAACTTTGACCTGCGGTAGCGGCCGGCAGTCCGTAGCCAGGTCCGCTTACTAACGGATTAATTACTGAATTTACCGGGGGTAAAGTGTTAGCGGGAATTGATTCTGTTATAGCGGTAAACAGTAAAAATTGACTGTCAGTGGGATCATAAGCCACTGTACCATATACTTGATTTCCGTCTTCTTGAGTCAATGCCACCATGCTAATGCCAGGTCGTAAAACTCCATATAGTTCCACAACCGGTTTCCATTCTAAGTTACTGCTAGTGACTGGATCAGGCGGTGGTAGCTGATAATTTTGTTCATCAACTACTGCGGATCTAGCTAAGATTTGTAATTTATTGCCTATTAATACTGTTTGATAGCTGTATGGAGTAATATACTGTCTCGTGCCCAATAATAAATCATTGTCGGCAATGGCATTTATCATATCTCCTGAACCATCGTAGATAGAAGCAATAATAGTTTCCACCACACCCAATTTTTTAACTTTACTTGGCAATGATAACCATATGGGCAAAGCAAATTTAAGTGTGGAAATATCTATAGGATCTTCTGTGCCAACCGGAATACTTTTACTTGACCATCCTGTGCTGACTAATTCAACAACACTTAAACTAGTCCAATCTAAAAAATTATCAGTACTTTGTATTTCTAAACTTGGGTTAAACAACGGCAGTATTTGTTCTAGTATCTGCATTTTTTGATTAGTGTTACTAGTCCAAATATCTAAGTTTATACTTAACTTGTAGGGAGCAGGCATATAACGCTCTACCATAAAAGCATTTCCTTGGGTAGTTTCGTATGTACCAGTAGACTGATCATAAGTACGCTGGCGTATTGATTTGTTATCAACGTATGTGGGATTCTGCATTCTAGGTCTATCAAAGTCTAACCCTGTGATATAAAAAGTCATTAAGGGAGTACTTGGCATATTATTTGCTGAATTTTGTTGTATGATAGTTTGTGCTTGACGACTAGCATCTCCGTAACGTACTGGAACACGATAAAGTGTATCGCCCGTATTGGCAGCTCCGGCTTCGTTGCGTCCAAACTCTACTTGAAAGCCTGAAAACATTCTAGCTATTTGTATCAAATATCTACGTATCTGAGAATCGAAAAAGTACTGTTGCATTATCTTCCTGGTGGTCTTGGTCTTGGTGGCAAATTACCACCGTCATTTCCGTTGTCAGCTTGCGGTTTAAGTAATTGAGATAAACTTTGACGACTTGGAATATTGCCTTGATCAGTGGTTCTAACTGTGTAGGGATTATTAACAAAACTTGAACGCTGTGTTTCGTTTTCTAATCCCCAATCTAACGGTGTACGCACATCATCGCTGATATGTCTCCATCTTGCTCCGTCAAATCTAAATAAACGATTTGGATAGTAATCTAAACGCAAACAATAATCTCCATTTGATGGTGCCATAGGAAAACTTACACCAGGGGTAACTGGTAATCCATTTGGCGCTTTATCATCCCCAGTCAAATAGCCCATAGTATAGCCAAATGTGTTTGGACTAGTTTGACTATCTAATTGATCGGGATTGTGATCAGCAGATCCTGGTTGCCCGTCTGCTGTGCCCGGTACAATATAAAATGAAACATTATCATACCCGCTGAGAGGAACGTCAACGTTAGCTTGTATTAGTAAAGAGTCATTGATTGCTAGGTCTTTATTACGTGTTGAATCTACATCGCCTACAGTAGTTGGTTTTTCAATCAGCGCCCAATAGGTTGGATCATTTATATCAGTACCTGGCGGAACATTTTTTGTTGCTTCATAGTATTTGCCACCATTATCAACTACCATACCACCAGGATAAAAGTTACCCGAATCCCAAACATTGTCTGGCATAAGCGGTTTATTAATGATCTGTTGAAATTCTTGAGCATTAACCATTGGTGTGGCTTTTACACGCCATAAATGTGGTAGCCAAGTTTGACTAAAACCTTCGGCAGCATAGTTAGCATCTTGTATTACATAATATTTAGGTAGTGCTCGTGTAATATTGCTGTTAAGAGGATAATAATCTTTTAAGTTGGGTAATTCTAATACATCTCCTGTCATTAATTTGCGACCAAACGTATCTATCATATCGTTATAGTGAAAGGTAATAAAAAGTGTATCGTTTTGTAAAAATAAACCAAACTGAGTTAGATTAAAATCAATGTCTTGATTTGTGTAAACACCCCTCATTATATAAATGTCCGGGTCGTAAGCTCTGTCTCTGTTTTCTAATAGTAATAAATCTTCAATGTAAAGAGGATTTTCATTGGTATAAACTGGTAATGTAGCATCAGCATTTCCAGGATTATCTGTAGTGTCTATAATTGGACCCATGTATTTGTGTACAAAAATATCAAGTCCTCCAACTGTATATCTTTCAGATATAATTCGGTCTAAAAACTGATAATCATTGGTCCTATTTGGCCTATAAAGTGATAATCTTGGCATAATATGTATTTAGCACTAAAACAGTTGACTTATTATTCCAAAACCTGTATAATTACTAGTAATATGGAAGATTTAATAGAACGTGTTGGACGAGCAGAGCAAAATATTGGCAGTCTTAAAGATAAAAGAGCCAGACTAGATTTGTTAAAAATGATTAAAAATGTAGATCATGAACTTAATGAACTCAGTAAAGAAGCTGTAGAGTGTCGTAGACTAAAGAAAGAAACATTAAAATACAAAGAAATTGAACAGCGAGCAACTAAAATGTTAGAAGATATTGAATCTTACATTACATTTGCCGCATTATTAGGTTGACATTTATTAACTAAAATTTTATAATACAAATATGGCAAAAAAAGAAATCACAATTAAAGCACTAAATCCAAAATCCAGCGATACAAAATATATTGGAAACGAACCCACGTGGCACATTCAGCCAACAGAGGAAAATCGTATATCAAAACTGGCTACAGCATTTCAATGGTATAACTATCACTATGGTAGAAAAGACGCTAAAGAAATGATAGCTCATTATTTGGAAATACATGATCGTTCTCGAGACGCTAAACTGATTCGCGGTATCCCCGACAGCAGTATTCAAGTTACTATCGCATGGGTTTGTCGTATGAATTTGGTTGGACTACAACTCACCAAGCATGAACAAGTTCTTTTAGAAGAAGAAATTGGAAAATTAATAAAAATTAAACAAGAAGTTAAAAAAATTGTCAGTGATGTTGAAGTAGCTCAACAAAAACTTACTATTCAAGATCACTTACGAGAAAAAGTCAGTGAATGTGCAGGCGAACTTGAAGGTATGTTTGATGATTTTATCATAGCAGGTGCTAAAATGTCAGCTGATTTCAAACCTATTTCAGTTATTCGTGGTATGAATATTGCCCCGCAATTAGTTAATAACATAACCAAAGTATGGCAACTTCGATTAGAAGAATACAATGAAGTATTAGCAGGTAATGACGAA